TTTTTTTTTTTTTTTTTTTTTTTTTTTTTTTTTTTTTTTTTCCCAATTGTTAAAGAAAGTAAACCTTCGACCCTATGGTCGTCGGTTGGGAATTCGATAGTCTTTCCGACTCACGATTTGAAAAGGACAATAATTGTCCATATTAAAAAAAGTATGGTCTTATTAAACCGATTGTGACGTAGGTTTATGAAGCTTACCTGTCAATGCTTATAGCTAGAGTTTATAAAGCTTACTCTCAATTGCTTAGTGTCGATTAGCGTATAGTCTCTAATCATACTGTCGATTGCACGACTGCAGTCGGGTCCTGGTCGTCGTCTGGTGTTTCCAACAGACGGCGAAAAGCATTTTGACCATTGGACTTATTTAAAACTTTGCTCAAATACTCGTCTCGAGCATTCAATCTTTGGTTAAACAAAGCACGCTTTTGATAACCATTTCTTGAACCCCGAAGTACAAGACTTAAGCCAGGTCGTTCATCACAGGTGTTTTCAACACCTTCCAATAAGTTTCGGATGAACTTGCGGTCTTGAATAATCATGTGGATTAAACAATCACGAATTTCATCTTGTTCCACTTTCCATTTGATGGTGCGTGGTTTATTGAAAAGTGTCAAACCTGAATGTCCTTCATAATTACTACCTTTGATAATGTAATCATGAATGACTTTCAGACATCCGGCAAAGAATTCCGTCTCAGTTGAGTCCAACACTGTGAAAATGTTGTCTCCAAGGCTTATCAGAGTTCGAAGATCATTATAGTAATTGACTATCGCTTTATCAATAGTGCCAATTTCTACATGACCTTTCAAACTAAGGTAAAGTTTCCTTGGATTCTTGATAACCCCACTTGGTGTGATTATCATTCCACAGAAGTCAGCGTAGGAACCCCGTTCTTGCGTTTTGAGAAACCTCTTCTCCTTGAGCTTGAATTTTGATTCAAGTTCTCTAAAGGCAGGTTTAATAGACAAAACACGGTCACAGGCAAAGTCGTCTCCAGAGTAAGCAGCCATTGCTGCTTTAGGAATTGAATACTTGGTGGCCATGAATGCCATGTTAGCCCAAGTATTAAAGTCATAAGTTGGGCCTTCACCCGATAATCTCATGACTGCAATTGTCCCTCTCCAAATGTACGACTTCACTTTAGTGTCGACATAAAAGTCTATTAATTCTTCAGGAACTCCGAGGAATTGAGCGTGTAAACGTTCAAATTCTACAAAAGCTCCATCCTGTGATGCGTCGAACGCTTCACAATCATTAATAGTTGAGTGACCACTAAAGTCCCATCCACTCCGAATCCAGTTAGAGAAATCCTCCTCAGTCTTTTCCCGATGGAGGTACACACGTTCGTTTGTACATAATTTGTCAAACATACGCCGCATGTACCTACTTAAAGTGCCTGTAGCCATAACAGTTTCTTGCATAAAAGAAGTTACTGTTTGACCCGCCTTTATCGGTAATCCGTACTTTTCGGTCTTTCTCACCCATTGAGTCTTAAGAAAATCTGCAATCTTGAACTTATCAAAGTCCGGAGATTGTCTCATTTGCCCTCCCTTAAGAAGTGCCTCAGTCTTACTAAGGTAAGTCTTAGTAATTTCGGCTCGACATGAGACCAGGAGATCCTGGTCAAGCATCACTGATTCGAGTCCAGCGTAGTACTGCTCCTTAAAGTTAGTCCAAAGGATGTTTCCTAGGGCTTTCTTTTTAGAGAGCTCGGCAAGATTCTCGTCTACAGTTGCGTGGTGAATTCTTTTATCTAGTGTAACTAGATTTAAGGCTTCGTCACTCCTCTGTTGACGTGGAATTTGCTCCGCTATTCGTCCTACTTGCTGAACCGCGTCAGTATGTCCCAAATCAGGTCTGAAAATTTCTCTGCTATACTTGTCAAGAGAGTTTTTATTCAGTTCCTCGATCAGGAATTCCTCGGACACTAGTGGCTGATTAGTTATTGGAATAACGTCTTCAACTACCGATGCTTCGGGTTCCCTAACTTTCGGTTGATTTGATTCATACTCACGAATCAGGTCCACAAAGCTTCTCAGGAAAGGTGTACACTTGACTTTCTCGAAAGTGTCAGGTCCTGATACAGTCGAAATGAAAACGATTTCGCCTTTAGAGCGACTCAAAGCTGTGTACACGGCTTTGTCTCCACAGACACGAGTGATGTTGTCATCAATCAAGATGGCAACTTTATCAAAGGTTGCACCTTGTGCACTCGTGTAAGTGAAGGATTTTTCGTTCACTGTTTCGACACCGATTTTAAGTGTTGTAGATGGTGCTAAGACAACGCAATCTTTTGGCACTTCTGACACAACACTGATAACCGATTTATCAGAACTTGACTCTTTCCAAGACACATGACCCAAGGCATTGGCAACTGGTCTAACCATTCTCCATGTCCAGTTCAAGTAGAACGGACTCAGAGGTACAAACAGTTCAATGGATGGAACTAGTGCATTAGCAAAAGCTCCGTTCATTGAGTGACTATCTGCTTGACGGTTATCACCGATGACAATGTACTTGGACTTAGTGTTCAAGCTCATGTACAATTCGATCCACCCGGCCGGGAAACGTGTAAAATCGTCGAGGATGACGTACTCATTAGCAGGTTTTTTAAGACTGCGTTTTAGAGCCGTTTCATATGTAAAGACATTCTTCGCTCCTTTCTTCTCCCACTCTTTTTTCAGTACCGAAAGTGGAGTGACAACAGTAAAGGACTTGGGTTTGTCTTTAACAAATTTTTCGACGAAAGTAGTTTTTCCAGCACCGCCCGCTCCAAGGATAACAGAAACGTAGACAGACATGGGCATAGCTTTCTTGAAGAGCGCTGATGCCTCTTCAGCAGTGATCAGTACTCCTTGACCATGCTCCAAATCTGTTGCCGCGACCGCAACCCTCTCAGCGTCGGGAGTGTATGAAACAAAACCGAAACCACGCTCCTGTAATGAGTCCGTGAATTCGTCATGTCCGACCTTCTCGAATTTGATTTCTTTTAAATCAGTTATGGGAGTAATGAAATTATTACTCACAATCTGACCATACTTAGAAACTCCAAATTTTTCAAGAATGGACGCCATCTTGTCGTCATACTCCGGTAGAAAGACTTTCCGAGATTGACTCATCCAACCATCAACTGACAAATTGCTTGAAGTTTCAACATTACTGACCTTAATAGGTTCTACATTGTCGATCACTTCTTCAGCGATTATTTCCGGTGAGGCGAGGAATTCAGAGTCGTAAATTGGAATATCAATTCCTGGTAATCTAATGTCAATAAAGTCATCTTCTACCAGAATTAATTCGTAATCCAATTCGACGGCTTCTGAACTCACAACAACTTTATCCGTAATAATCGGTTCAGTATTAGGTGGATTGCTATCGTCATCAAGATCAAAGGTCACCAGGTTTGAATCTGACTTCCAATGAAGTTTTTCCCAAGGTTTGCTCATATCATAAGTTACAGTCTTGACATCGTAATTTATGACCTTCCATTCCAATGCTTTCAAAGTTTTGTGAAAATTGTTCATACCTGAAAATTTTTCACAAAGTTCACTAAACCACTGCTTAAGTGGTGAGATTAATGATTTGAAAAATCCACTTCCAATTAATTCGTCTGAAGAATTGAAACGGGAAGTGTGTGCAAGGAAGTAGAAATAGTTGTCGATTTTAACCAAATCCGCTGGAGAATATTGAAGAAGTTCTTCACTACTCAATAATTGTCGGGTCTTGGCGGTTACGTCAGCTAATTCTAATTTCTTTAAGGAATGGACATACCTCTCCATCTTAATGGCGAAGGCATGATCCAGCGAGCATTTGACATTTGACTGCCGATCAGTGAATATGTCCGGCAGTTCGACTTGACTTGGTGACTGGAAAACGCGAATCGGGTCAGTGTCTACCTTTCCCCTCACTATGACGAAATAGTGGTGGGCGGCGAGAGTTTCCAAACGCTTTACAGTCAAAAACTTGCTTCCTCGCTGAATATGAGAAATTGCAAGCCAATTCGAGTTTTTAAGTTCGTGTACATAGGAACCTCCAGCGTGTCCCTCAGGAATGTACACAAATTTCTCGTCGTAATACCTCAATTGATACAATTCAGGGTTGGACGACCGACACTTCAAAAGAGTCTCGGGGGGAATTACTAGTGTCGCATGCAACATCATGAGGTTTGGTGACCTCTCAAAGAGAGAGAAAACCGACTCAGGACTCATGTGATGCAGAGCATCCCCAACAAAACCAGTTGAAGTGGCAATGGTTGGCAAATCGAAAGAGTAATTGTCGTATCTCACTAAGTCTTTTGCTTCCATAACTGTATTGATGTAAACATCTTTACAATTACTTCGGCCCATTAAGTGAGCTTTATTCCTCTTTTGCCACAACATTGTAATCACGTCGCGCCTCCTCAGGTTCATACCGACTATGTCCAACAATTTGTTTTCGATAGCTTTTTCAGCGGCATGAGTGTGAGAACGTACGGCGTACGGATCAGAGCCAATTCCATAAGACTCTAAAGCGCTCTGTTGCTTTAGCGAATGGTAATACGGGTTGTACTTACGTACAACAGCGATCTCCTTCTTGATTTCAGTGACTGCATCACGTTCAATCATTTCCTTGTCCGGACCCAAAGTCTTCACAATTTCCCCAATGGAACCACCAATTCTGCAGTTCTGCGGAAAAGGAAAAGTGTGGAAGAGCTCTTGATTATTCCTTTCAACGACGTGGCAGAAGAAACCCATTTGAGTTTCCTCTAAAGTCAAACTATGACGAGTATAATCGTCACAGTCAACTCTCGATTTCATATAATCGAAGAAAGAAGTAATTTTAGGCCAAGGACCAAGAGTGATGCAGGCATTAAAGCGGTCAGTTTCCTGAACCAGCTTTAAATAGCAGTAACCGTTGACGTATGGCAGTTGAGTTGCCAAGAAACTTGCATGAACGGTTGACATGCGACCAGAAGGAGGAGTTGTGCTACCGATACAACACTCAGCAGGCACATCTGCTAAGGTTGTACCTCCAGGAACTCTAACGACGTGAGCAAACGTCGCCCTGGAGGATTTGGTGACCGACAAAGAATACTCATGTAGCCATGAATGGTAGTGGTCAGCCACCAATTTTCTCTTCATTAACCCGAGAGAAGGGTCAGGTCCGAGGACCCGCGCGGCAAATGGTCTGAAAGCACACTTCAGAAGGCTTAGATAGCAGTAGCCATCCGTCCTTGACAACTTCTTACGAATGAAGTTGTTTGAGAAGTGGCCGAGCTCGAGACGATCTTGCGTCGTCAGAGTAGGCTCGACCTGTGCTTTAAGACTCATTCTCTTGTGGAACGACCGCTGAGTCTTACGGTCGTTCCGGATTGGCGCTTTGGGGTTGCGCAGCTTCATTGTCAGTTTGTCTTACTATTTCTAGTAAGACAGGGTGGGAGCCTCGAAACTTATTAAGAGGCAGTTAGCGTTTACCAAAGAGAGTAGAATAAAGTCAACTAGACAATTGCTAAGTTGCTTTATCTGGTCTACTCTTCTTTGGATTTGTTTAAGTTTC